GACCATTTCGTTCGTGATGATTTGCTAGACAAAACTCTTAAGTATGCCCGCAGACATTACAAGCGTGATTCATTCTATCACTACTCTAACACAGTTAAGGTAGGTGAGGTTCTCACGTTCGGCACACACAAAAAGAAATTCAAGACAGGCGATGAATTCGTTCAATGGTTCGAAGACAATAGCATTCGTCAATACGGTTATGACTATTGGGTAGAATCGCGTGACGAAGACGAAGAGTATACTGGCTATAATGAAGAACTCAAAGATGCAAAGTATCTTGAAATTTCGAACTTGACCATTTGTCAAGAACACACCCTAAAGAATATTCAAGCGAAGCAATCGAAGTATCGCATTCGTTTATACAAGTTAGGACAAAGAATTTTTCCTCTTGGCTTCAAAGCATTCCGCGTATCGTGGTGTCAATACGCAGTAAATTTTCCTCCATTGACTGCAAAATATCTCTATGAAAAATTCACAAAGCACATTCAGGGACAAGATAGAATTGTGGTTTACGATCCCTCTAGTGGTTGGGGCGGTCGTATTCTCGGTGCTATGTCTGTCCGTAGTAGCACTCCCTTACATTATGTTGGTACTGATCCTAATACTGATCACACTATTAGGAGCGATAGTGGTGATACTTCTACTAAGTATGCCGATCTGGCTAATTTCTATAATGCCGCCAAGAACTCTGGAGTATTGTTTGAGAGTTCCAATACTTTCGACATATATCAATTGGGTTCTGAAGTCATTGGAGAAGACAAACGATTCCAAGAATACAAAGGCAAGTTAGACATGGTGTTCACTTCACCTCCTTACTTTGCTAAAGAGGCGTATAGCGAAGACCCAACACAATCGTATAAAAAGTTTACGGGATATGATGCATGGCGCGAAGGTTTCTTGCGACCAACTTTGACAACCGCAGTAGAGTGGTTACGCAATGATCGTTATCTTCTTTGGAACATTGCTGATGCAAAGTTTGGTAATGACATGCTGCCACTCGAACAAGATAGTATAAATATTCTCAGAGAACTTGGCATGGAGTATAAAGGCATTCTTAAAATGTCTCTCGCACAAATGCCTGGAGGTAACCGCATCGATCCTGGGACTGGACTTCCTAAAGCGAAGAATTTTTGTAAGGTCAACGGCATGTGGTTGAAATATGAACCCATTTTTGTATTCTACAAGCCATGAAAACACTCTTTTGTCCCAAGTGCAAGAAAGACAAACCATCGAACGGTTATTTTTTCAAGCGAGAGGACCTCGACCGAGCATCAAAAAAGCAACACTTACAGGTAATTTGCAAGGAATGCGGAGGAAATCCTACCGAAAAAGTGAGAAAAAACCCAAAAATCCTATAAGTTATTGATTTTTAAGTGATTTTTCTGTCGTTTTTTTGCAACTTTACCTAAAAAAGTTGTTGACTTCCTCTCCCATAGGTGTATAATAGACTATGTTGAGTTGAGAGAGGATGATATGGGACAGACAGTTACACTATGGTCGATGCGCGGTGTTTCCAAAGCGAAGACCGCTAAAGCAATTCTCTTCCTGAACACCGAGACTAACCTAGAGGCTTGGATGCCTCTCACGGTTGCAAGTGTTCGTTTCATTGGTAAGGACTACAAGGTGCAAGTAACTGTACCGAGTTGGTTCTACGGCAAGATTCAATGGAAGCAACCTTCTACTTTTACCCCCAAAGCAAAGCCTGCTAACCCATACATTGGTGCTGACGTTGGCAACATGATGGAAGAGCGAATGGTGCTTGAAGAAATTGCCGATTCTGAAACAGGCGAGGCTAAGCAAAAATTGCTTGACCAAATCAAGTTGATTGATGAAGCCGTCAAAGCGGCTTACGCTTGACATTACCAATCTAGTGTGATATGATACATACATACTGATTGAGGACAAAATGGAAAATCTTCTGAATTCAAAGTCAACCCTTGCGAAACTTCTCGCTACCGAAAATATCACGGTAGAGTATCGCAAGGCTCAAACGGCTGCCTTTAACGTAGCCACTCGCACACTAACCCTCCCTATCTGGAACGACCTTACCTCTGAAATGACTGACCTGATGATTGGTCATGAGGTTGGTCACGCCCTTGATACGCCGCGTGAATATGGCGACAAGGAACTTCAATCATACGGCAATGGTTTTAAAACCTTTCTGAACGTAGTTGAAGATGCGCGGATTGAACGCCGCATCAAGGATCGTTATCCAGGTCTCAAGCGATCCTTCTCTAAAGGCTATCAAGAATTCATGAGCCGCGACTTCTTTGAAGTCAATGGCAAAGATGTTTCTAAGATGCTACTGATTGACCGAATCAATTTGTATTTCAAGATTGGTCCTTTCTTCCCTGTCAATTTCAATGAACCTGAAACGGTTTTGGTGAAGAAGGTCGCCGCTTGCGAAACATTCGATGATGTAATTGCAGTCTGCAAGGAATTGTATGACTACTGCAAAGAGGAACTGGAAGAAAAGCGCCAAGAGGCGATGGAAGACTTTCAGGCTAAAGTAGAAGCAGGCGAATTCGATGATGAATTCGATGATGAATTCGGTGATAGTCAATCGAATGATGATTTTGAATATGGAAATCCTAACGAAAGCGAAGATGGCGATGGCTTTAATGATGATGATTTTGACAATGATTTTGACAATGGCTATTCAAAGTCTGGCTCACCAGAGTATCGCGATCCAAAAGAATTAGCGCAGTATGATGAAGTCAAGGCTGCTACAGATGAAACCTTGCAAAAGGCTCTGAAGTCTCTGACTGAACAAAAAGAATTGATGGTCGGTTCAATGCCTTCCATGTCGCAATTCAATTACTCTAATCTGATCATTCCTTTCAAGAATATCGTAGGCAAAGTGTTCGCTACAGAAACTTATACTGATGGCGAATACAAGGCTGGTATGATTTCTGAATTCGAAGCAAAGAACAAGAATGCAATTGCATACCTTGTCAAAGAATTCGAAATGAAGAAGAAGGCTGCTGAATTGCGCCGTGTGACTGTCTCTGATACTGGTGTCCTTGATACCAACAAGTTGCACACTTATAAATTCAATGACGATATCTTCCGTAAGGTAGGTTCTGTTTCTGCTGGTAAGAATCACGGTATTGTGATGTTCGTTGACTGGTCTGGTTCCATGCAAGACAACATGCAAGGCACTATCGAACAGTTAATCACACTAACGACATTCTGCCGAAAAGTGAATATTCCGTTCGAAGTGTATGCTTTCTCTACTGCATACCACGATAACGGTGGAAGTAAAAACCGTGATGCGGTTAAGAATGAAAAGGGTTCGCTTGCACTTGAAAATGGCTGGTGCCTGTTGAATTTGTTTTCTAGCCGAATGAAGAACATGGAATATCGCCGCATGGCAAATGACATGTTGAACTACGGCGCATTGATTGCAAATTACTATAAGCGTGGTTACATCAATGATAAATTTGGGCTTGGTGGCACTCCTCTGAACCAATGCATTATCTCTGCCGCTGGTATTGTCAACAACTTCCGTAAGTCTTACAAGGCTGAAATTGTTGACGTTATGTTTCTGACTGACGGCGAAGACTCCGATAACATGTGGACTCACTCCGAGAATATGTATGGCGGTGAAACAAAGCGTATCGGTGCGACAACTCGCTACAGCGTTTCGTATCTTGAAGATAAGCAAATGTGCAAAAAGTATCGCGTAAGCGATTCGGGTATCACTCCGACTTTGCTTGAAATTCTCAAGGACAAGACTGGTTGCAATTTGATTGGATTCTATATCCTTCCGACTCGCCGCCGTTACTTTGATAATGCACTCATGCGATTCTCCATGCCGATTAGCAATGAATCGTTCCAAGCATTCAAGACTGAAAAGTTTTTCGCGATTAACAATTATGGATATGATCAATACTTCCTGATTCCTGGTGGTAATGATTTGTCCGTTGAAGATGAAGACTTGGATGATCTGTTGGGAGAAAACAACACTCAAGTTAGTACCCGCAAACTTAAGGGTGCGTTTCTCAAGATGAACAAAAACCGCTTGACTAACCGTGTTCTCCTGTCAAAAGTAATTGAAGAAATCGCTTGACATGCCGTAAAAAATGGAGTATAATTACTCCTGTAATGATGATGATCTGTTCTGAAACCTGAAAGGAAACTTTGTAATGATTAGCCGTGAACAAAAAGTTGCGTTTCTTACTGAGGCTGCAAATCGTTTCGGTAGTGTTGTGACTCGCCAGCAAATCGTATCCCTTGCCGATGAGGGATTCGGTCGCCACTTCTGGCTTGAAAGTGATAAGTATCGGGTTGGTCGCGGTCAGTATCAACTTCCGCTTGATGAATTCAGTATCAATCTGAATGCTGTTTCCGCCAAGGTTATTGAAATGCCAAAACAAACTCCCGTGGCTGAAGTGAAGCCTGCTACAAAAATTGCATCCGTCAGCCGTGTTGAAGAAGGTGCAATTATTCCGAAGGTGAATGCACTCTATGTGCCGTTCGGTTTCTTTGACAAGATGAAGGCGATTATCACTAGCCAGCGATTCTATCCTACTTTCGTTTCTGGTCTCTCTGGCAACGGCAAGACTTTCATGGTCGAACAAGCCTGCGCCCAAGCCAAGCGCGAATTTCTCCGTGTGAATATTTCACCTGAGACTGAGGAGGATGATCTGATTGGTGGCTTCCGTTTGATTGACGGTGAGACTAAGTGGTTCGATGGTCCTGTCATTCAAGCAATGAAGCGTGGTTCTGTTCTGGTGCTTGATGAAATCGACCGTGGTTCGAACAAACTAATGTGTCTGCAAGGCATTCTTGAAGGTAAGGGTGTTCTGATCAAGAAGACGGGTGAGTATGTTGAACCTGCGAAAGGTTTCAACGTAGTGGCTACCGCTAACACCAAGGGTAAGGGTGACGAGACTGGTCGCTACATGGCTGCAACAATTCTTGATGATGCGTTCCTTGAGCGTTTCCCGATTACCGTTGAACAAGAATATCCTGACACCAAGGTAGAGACTAAGATTCTCTCCAAGATGTTTGATAGCCTTGGCATTCAAGATAAGGCATTCGCCGAGAATCTTGTGAAGTGGGCTGATATCATTCGTAAGACTTTCGAAGAAGGTGCGATTGATGAAATCATTTCCACTCGCCGTCTTGTCCACATCGCTGAAGCATACACTATCTTCAACGATAAGATGGATGCGATTCAATACTGTATCAATCGTTTCGATGCAGAGACTAAGAATTCTTTCCTTGACCTTTACACTAAGATTGACGCTGGTATCGATCCAACGGCAACTACCGAAGTGAAAAAGGATGAGACTAGCGAAGAAATTCCGTTCTAAATAGTTAGCACTCTGATGCAAAGAGGTCACGTTTGTGACCTCTTTGTGCATATATAATATATCACAACTAGTAAATTATGGAGAGAGTATGAAATTTGAACTTGACCTAAAGCAACTCCGCACAAAGAAATTGTTTATTGCCACACCAATGTATGGTGGGCAATGTCATGGTGCTTATACCAAAGCAATTTCTGATCTAATGATTCTATGTACCAAATATGGTATCGAAGCAAAACTGTTTTTCATTTTTAATGAATCATTGGTTCAACGTGCGCGAAACTACCTAGCAGACGAATTCATGCGAAGTGAATTTGATTATATGATGTTCATCGATAGCGATATTCATTTTGAAGCACAAGATGTTCTTGTGATGATGCATTTCGCAGTCAACAACGACAATATGGATATTATCTGCGGTCCATATCCTAAGAAGGCGATCTCTTGGGAAAAGATTAGGCTTGCTGTTAATAAGGGTTATGCGGACAAGAATCCAAATCAACTCGAAGAATTTGTTGGTGATTATGTGTTTAATCCAGCAGAAGGTATCACACAATTTAGAATTGATGAGCCTGTTGAAGTGAAAGAAGGTGGTACTGGATTCATGTTGATCAAGCGAACTACATTCAATAAGTTTGATGAAGCATATCCAGGACAACGTTATCGTCCAGACCACGTTCGCACCACACACTTTGATGGCTCTCGCGAAATCACCGCTTACTTTGATTGCCCTATTGATCCAGAATCCAAGCGTTATCTTTCTGAAGACTATATGTTCTGCCAGTGGTCGCGCAAAGCAGGACTTAAGGTTTGGTTGCTTCCTTGGATTCGTCTGAAACACGCCGGCGCATATATCTTTGGTGGTTCTTTGCAAGCCCTTGCTGCTATTGGAGCATCACCTACAGCAGGAGAAGATGTTATGAAGAAAGACGTTAAGCAAGGACTCACAGTTAACGGAAGTATTGCACCTGTGACTAAACTTTCGGAAGTGAAAAAAACCAAGAAATAAGGATATAGAATGATTGAATATCGTTATAATGAAGGCAAACTTCTTGCCGAGTTGAAAGATTATATTGATTCCACATATGGTCAACATTACTCTCAGAATCGTTTCCAAGCAACAGAATTTATCATCGATGGAGGTCACGGTGAAGGATTCTGCATTGGAAACATTCTGAAGTATGCACAGCGATATGGTAAGAAAGAAGGAAAGAATCGTAAGGACTTGCTAAAGGTCCTGCATTATGCTATGATTATGTTATATGTTCATGACTTGAATGAGGTGAAAAATGAAACTAAGTGAAAATACAGTCGGTGTTCTGAAGAACTTTGCTACAATTAATTCTGGTATTCAGATTAAAGCCGGTTCTACAATTCGAACAATTTCCAAGCAGCAAAACGTTCTCGCAAAGGCAACCGTATCAGAAAACTTTGATTCTGAGTTTGTCATTTATGACTTGAATCGTTTTCTTGCGTTGATTACATCATTGGATGCGCCAGAGATTTCTATAAATACAGAGAAGAAAAATTTGATGGTGAAATCCGGTTCGTCAAAAACAACATACGGTCTTTCAGACGAATCTATGATTGTCGCGCCTCCCAACAAAGAACTTAAGTTGGAAAACGCCGAAGTGAATTTCAAACTGACGAAGGAAGACTTCAATCAGGTTATGAAACTCTCAGGCATTTTGGGACTACCTAATATCGCAGTAGTTGGTGATGGCAAGAACATTTCAATCTCCACACTAGATGTGAAGAATGATGAATCGGATTCTTTTTCTATTAAAGTGGGTGAGACTGAAGCAAAATTCAAAATGATTTTTGCAACAGAAAACTTGAAGATGGTTACGGGTAACTATGACGTTTCGATTTCATCGAAAGGCTTTGCTCACTTCAAAAATGAAAAGGACCCAATTGAGTATTGGGTTGCACTTGAATCTGGTTCCAAATACGAGGGTTAATCGTTATGAGTAATGTGATCATTCCATCTTCACCTGAAGATCGTAAGAAAATTCGTCAAGCATTGGATGAAATTAGTGCGTCACTAACACGCATCGAAGCAGAGCGTGATTTGATCAAAGAGATTCTACAGAACGTAGAAGACAATTTTGAAATGCCTAAGAAGTATACTCGCAAGGTTGCTAAAATCTATCACAAGCAAAATTTTGCACAAGTGAAGACTGAGCAGGAAGACCTTGAAACTATTTACGAAACTGTAACAGGACCTCAACCATGAATCCAGACCGCAGAAGTTTTTTTAAAGGTGCAGGAATTTTAGGTGCGTTTACCGCAGGGCTTGTTACACCACACATCGTTGTTAATGCCCAAGAAAAACCTAAAGAAGTTGTAGAAGATATCAGTCACCTTGCACCAGAGTCTCCAACAACTTTTATGCTTGCTGCCGACAATAGAACCGCGGAAGAAAGGGCAGCAAACAATCCATACAAAGATAGTCCTTATATGATTACAGGTTTTGATCATAAAGAGACTAATCGCGTTTCAATGTCTGTTGGTAAAGACAATCGTTTGTGGATTCAAGTTGATGGTAAGTGGCGAAGAGTCGCACTTGATCCTTCTTGGTGTGATCCTACCTATTGCGATCCAGCACCAGACGTTTAACACCGTCATTGCATTCTAACATGAAATATGTTAGAATATCTATTCTATGTTATGATTATTGAGGTGAAACATGCTACAAGATTTTTTGTGGGTAGAAAAGTATCGCCCGAAGAAAGTTGAAGACACTATTCTTCCCGCGGACCTGAAAGCAACATTTCAGGAGTTTGTAAACAATGAGAACGTACCCAATCTTATTCTTGCAGGTGGTCCTGGCGTAGGCAAGACTACTATTGCAAAGGCAATGCTTGAAGAACTTGATTGTTCTTACATTGTGATTAACGGTTCGATGAATGGCAACATCGACACACTACGAAACGAAATTAAAAACTTTGCCTCAACCGTTTCATTTAAAGGTGGACGCAAATATGTCATTCTTGATGAGGCTGATTATCTTAATCCTCAATCTACTCAACCCGCGCTACGGAACTTCATGGAAGAGTTTTCTGCTAATTGTGGGTTTATCCTTACTTGCAACTTTCTTAATCGTATCATCGCCCCTCTCCACAGTCGGTGCTCCGTTATACAATTTAAGATAAAGGCAGCAGACAAGCCAAAACTCGCATCGCAATTTATGAAGCGAGTGACTACGATTCTTGAAACAGAAAAGGTTGAATTCGATCAAAAGGTTGTAGCAGAAGTTATCATGAAATATTTCCCTGACTGGCGCAGGGTGTTGAATGAACTACAACGATACTCTGCTACAGGCAAGATTGATACTGGTCTTCTTTCGAATCTAACCGAAGACAACACAAAGTCTTTGATGAAGATGTTGAAGGACAAAGACTTCAATTCAATGCGTAAGTGGGTCAACGATAATCTTGACAATGAACCGAATGTTCTCTTCCGTAGAATGTTTGATGGCTGCCATGAGTATCTTGCACCAAAGAGCGTACCTCAAATGGTGATGATTCTCGGTGAGTATCAATACAAGTCAGCATTCGTTGTTGATCAAGAAATCAACTTTGTTGCGTTTCTAACCGAAGTGATGGCTTCTTGTGAATTCAAATGAAATATATTCACCAGAGCATTGGAACAATATTTGTAAACTAGTTGCCGAAAGGTGCAAGGTTGTTCTACCGCTTGTTGTTTTGCGTAGAGTGAAGTCTACTCTAGTCTCGCACTTTTTTGAGATTTGTGCGTCAGAGTATTTCAATTCAATTGGCATTCAATGTCAGAATGCACTAACAGACAAGCAACCAGATTTAAAATTCGCAGACGAAATCTGCGAAATTAAAACAACCAACGTATACACCAATCCACTCAGCAGAAAAATTACTTGGACCGGTAATGTAATTTCCAAAGTAGATGCTACTTACATGTTCATCATGTGGCATCTATCAGAAACATCAACTTTATTTCCAAAGACACTCGACTTCTTTCTAGCAAAGTGTTATGTTGGACAAGAAGAATGGGGAACACTAGGAAATTACAACGGTGCAGGATTCACTACAGACAATCTTTTGTCTAGAGAATTCGAAGTAATAGTCGGTGAGTGTGAAGGCAAAAACTTTAAATTGAAGAGTTTTGATTATGACACCCTTTGACTTTCTAAAAGCAATTAATGAGTCTAAAAAAGACTTGATGACGGACTCAGAAAATGATGAACTTGCAGAAAGGGCTTATACTGCATTCATTGTAAATCGCGGTCTTTCGTTCTTTCCAGACACGATTCTCTATGCAAATGAGATGAATCGTTTACATATCCTTGACAACAAACCTCAATTTGCCTATTTGCTAAATAGTGTCAGGTCACGCAAACGCTACAGCAAGTGGCTTAAAAATGAGTTGGACGAGGATATCAAAATTATTTCGGAATACTACGACTACAGTTATGCTAAGGCAAAGCAAGTCGCGAATTTGATTACTCCTGAACAACTCAAGACCATAAAAGAAAAAATAGAAAAAGGTGGCTTGAAAACAAAGGAGAAAAAATAATGGCAATTGATATTGAGGATTTGCTAGAAGTAAGGCTAAAAACTGAAGATGACTTTCTAAAAGTCAAAGAAACACTTACAAGAATTGGTGTTGCGTCCCGTAAAGATAAAACGCTATATCAATCTTGTCACATTCTGCACAAACGCGGAAAGTATTACATTGTCCACTTCAAAGAACTTTTTGCATTGGATGGCAAAAGCACAGACTTTGAAGACAACGATATGGGCAGACGAAACACTATTGCTAATCTACTTGCCGAATGGGGTCTTGTAGAAGTAGTCAATAAAAACAAAGCAGAGCAGCCTGTTGCTCCTCTGTCACAAATTAAGATTATTTCTCACAAAGAGAAAGATGAGTGGCAGTTGGTGACAAAGTATAACATTGGAAAGAAAAGGGAAGTCTGATGGAAGAACTTGTTCAAGCGGCAAAGGTTGTCTTAGCCAATCACTATGCTTTTTATGTAAAGGCGCAAAATTATCATTGGAACGTAACTGGTCCTGATTTTAGTCAGTATCATGAACTTTTCGGTAAAATTTATGGTGAAGTTGGCGATACAATCGACACCCTAGCCGAACAAATTCGTGCTATGGATGCATATGCACCAGGAAGTTTTTCTCGCTTTTCTGAACTTTCTGAACTCGAAGATGAGTTGAGTGTTCCTACTCCAGCAGAAATGTTTCGCCGTCTTTTAAATGACATTGCACTCATTCAAGGCAGCATTATGAGAGCATATCATTTGGCTGAAGAAAATATGCAGCATGGATATAGCAATCTTATGGCAGAACGTCAAGATGCATTCAATAAACATGCATGGATGATCAAAGCAACCTTGAAGGTTTGACAACCGCAGTAGACTTTGATATAATACAGAATATCTCCGGAAGGAGTATGGGTGCTAAGACCTTCTTAGCAATTTTTGAAATTTAATATGAGGAAATAACTATGGCATTCGTTAAATCTGGTAAGACCCAAAATGAACTTCTGGTTTCATATCTGCGTGGTACAGGTCGCGGTATCAGCGCACCTCAGGCTCGCGCATTGTTCGGAGTGAAGAATCTCCGCGCACGAATGAGCGATCTGCGTCAAGCAGGTCTTACCGTTCGTAAGGCTATCAATACTGAGGGAAACACAACTTATTTTGTGTCTCGCCGTGCAATTGATGGCTCTCAGGCATATATCGCTGTATAAATAATAATACTCTCGGGATGGGAGGGCAGGGGGTGCGACCTGCGGTAGTTTAAAACGCACATTTAACTGCCATGCCTTAGGGGTGGCAAATTTTATTTTACTCGCTTAACTAAGGAGAAAACTATGTTACAAGCACTCAATATGTTCATCGACACCTTCCAAGGTGCAAAATCGCAATTCGTTAAGACTTATGTTCAAAACGAAGAAATCGCGAGACCTCTCAATACTTACATTAATGCACAGACTGCATTTGCAAAAAATGTAGCACAAGAAGTTTTGAACTTTTCAACTACAGTTGGAACTTCTATGTGGACGTTTGACGCGAAAAAAGCATTTGCAACTAAGTAATAGGGAGAATGAACATGACACAACTACCTTCAATCTTTGGTCAATTTAAAGATTTCGACAAACTGTTTGTTGGATTCGATGACACCTACAATCGTCTTGCTAAAATGCATGATGATTTGACAAAGAGCATTCCTAACTATCCTCCATACAACATTAAGAAAATTGATGACAACAAGTATGTCATTGAACTTGCGGTTGCTGGATTCTCAAAGTCTGAAATTGAAATTGAATTTGAGAACGATAAACTAATCGTTAAAGGAAATGCAAAAGATGATGATGCTACCGACTGGCTGTATAAAGGAATTGCAACTCGCAATTTCACACGCACATTTGCACTAGATGATAAAATCGAAATCAAAGGTGCTGCACTAGTCAATGGTATGCTTCAGATTGCTTTGGAAAAAATTATTCCTGAGCATAAGAAATCAAAGAAAATTGAAGTTAGCGAAGAACCTTCTACAGTTTCAGAGTTTGCTTCTAAAAACAAGCCACAGTTGCTTGTAGAGGAAGGAGACTTAAATGAACGTTCTAAGTAAAATTTGGAATTACCTAACTTTCTTAGGTGAGTCTATTGCAGAAGCCAGAATGAAACAAGCGGAATATTTCCGCAAACACAAAGGCTGGGAATAATCATGAACTGGTGGCCTGTAACAGACGAAGAATGGGAACAACTAAACTATCCTGAGAAGTTTAGAACCTAAATAAAATGGGGGTGCAACGCCCCCATTCTTTTTTAATAATGGAGAACATGATGAATCTAAGACTCATTCGACTTATTAGTGGTGAAGATGTTGTTGGCGATCTTACCATCGAAGGCGATAATTACCGAATTGAAAATCCCGTTGTGCTTGGATTGGCTATGGGATCAAATGGCAAAGCAAATCTCCAAATGCAACCAATGTTGATTTTCTCTGAACAGAAAGTTATCAGCGTAAAAAATTCTCACGTTTTGTATGACGTAACAGTTGCAACCGAGATAAAAAACAGATATAATGAGGTTTACGGATCAGGTATCGTTGTACCACCTAAACAATCGTTGATTATTTGAGAATGAAATTTTATACGCACTTTACAAAATACGGTAACAATCTTCTTGTTCGCGGATATCGCAATGGTAAGAGATTTGCGGATAAGGTAGAATACAATCCAACCCTATATCTTCCTTCAAAGAAACCGACAGAGTTTAAAACTCTAGACGGCTACTATGTTGCGCCAACCCAAATGGGTTCGTTGCGTGACGCCGGCGAATTCATTCGTCAATATGAGACTGTAGACAATTTCAAAATCTATGGCTCTACAAACTTTCCTTATGTGTATATCAATGAGACATAT